CAGTCATTTCAGTCTTGAGTCCGTGCTCAACAGCAAGTTGATTTTCGGTCAACCACTCTTCAGCAACATACTCAAGATATGCATCAACTCTATCGGTCAGTTCTTCTTTAATAGAAACAACTTTTTCTTCAAGAGTTTGATCGTATTTTGCAGATAATTCTTCTTTGATTTCTGCAACTTTTGCTTTGATAGCAGTTTCGAAGATAGTGCGTGCTTTCTCTTGGAATTCCTCGGAAAGTTCTTCGCCAGCAAGAAGTGCTTCAACATCTTCTTCGATGTTGTATTCTGCTTCGGGTGCTTCTTCTTCCTCTGCAACAACTTCTGCTTCTTCTGTAGATTCCTCTTCGGATACTACTTCTTCAGCAGATGCAGTGGTCTCTTCCTCTTCAACTACTTCGCCTTCGACTTCTTCTTCTTCCTTCATACCCTTAGGCATAGGATCTGCTTTACCAGCACCTCGGTTCACAATGTCTTTGACAGTTGCGATCTTAGGTTCTGATAATTTTGCAGAGTCGTCATCTGCTTTATAGTTTTCTGGGGTTGGGCCACCGAGATCTTCCACTGCAGGTTGCCCAGGTGTTGAATGGGACAACTTTTGCATTGGTTCAGCTGCAGCAGCACCTTTGGTTACTACGTTTTCCATTTCTTGTAAATTGCTACCAACGGACATTTGATTATTAGATTTTGTATTAATCTATATTTATTTATAAATCAAAGATTTGAGAGAAATTCGTTGAATAAGTTCAACTTATGCTCTTCAAGTCTTTTTTGATCTACGAGAGTGTTAATTCTCTTCTGAGTTCTTTCTGCGAGTTGTTCACGAAGGATTCCTCCTTCCCAAACCCACTCTTTTCCTTCCATAATTCCTTGAACAAAAGCATCAGGTGCGGAAGGATCGGCAACAATATCAGCAGCAGTTGCTAACATGAAATCTTCACCGACAACTTTTACACCACCACGATCTTCTCTTAAAGATCCAACACCACGAGAAGAAACTCCAAGCATTACACCTTCATCAAGAAGAGAAGATGCAATTTTACCCATAGGTGTGTTTAAGATCTGTGCTTTACCTTTAAAATTAGATCCTTCTTTAACGAGAGAAGTAATCTTATGGGAAACTCTATCGAGGTTTACGGTAGGACCATCAGGATGACCGAGTTCACCAAGAGCACGACCTTTTTGGACAAAAGTTTCATTATATCTATTAACCTCTTTTTCAAGAGTGTTCATTGGATACATTCTTCCATTACGGTTCTTAATGTTACCTTGAAGAAAAACTCCTTCAATGTACAATTTTTTGTTAGAACCCTTACCTTCAGTAATGATTTTTACGTTTGAAATTTCTTCTGTGATGAGTTTCATTTGATTAACCAGTGAATCCTACTTTTGTTCCTTTGACTGTTGCTGCACTTGCATAAACACAATAAGAAGCAGTTTTCTCCAACAATTCTGTAGTATTGCCGAGCATAGTAAATGAACCAATCCCAGTCCCACTTTGAGTTTCTACAACATTAATTACTGCTGCAGTTCCAGTGGTATTTACAAGTCTCACTACAGTTGCTGCAGAAAAACTAGTTGCAGCTCCGGTTGTAGTCGGAAGAGCAATTTCATCTGCTAACAATAAAGTTCTTGACATTATTCTTGATCCTCTAATTCTTGTTGACTATCAAACATTGCAGTGCTGACAGAAGGACGAATGTTTTCAATTTTTTCTGCTGCTTTTGCATACAAAACATTTTTAATTTTGTCACTAATATCGGATGCTGACTCATCAGAACCGATCAAATTTACAATTTCTTCCATGAAAATTAATAAAAGTAATATTTTCTATTTATATTTCGGCAGCTTTTCCATCTGCAGAGGTTATACCACCTTGAGATTCTAAGTCTGGTTCCATAGGAACATCTCCCATCATTCCACCATCATCTGGCAATGGTTCTCCTGTAATTGGATCAATTGAATTTGGATCTGGAATAATTCCTTCTTCAATTTCCTTCTCAATCTGTTTATCAATATCGATAATTTCTTGATCGGTTTGACGGAGAATTTTACGTCTTACAAAATCGACAGAATAATATTTACCAATATATGGTTCAATAGTTGCAAGAGTTCCAAGTCTTTCATTCATCAATTCAGACTCTTTTAATTCTGCAAACTGATTGTCATATAAGAAATCATATTGAATATGATCACTTAAAATTTCCCAATCTTCTGGTGCAATAATATTTTTTAAAATCAATTGAGTCTTGAGCATATCATTAAAAAGATTTGCAAATCTTTTTCTCATTCTTCCAACAAACTTAGCAAACTTAAGTTCGTCTCTTAAAATTTCAGAAGAACGTCCAAGATTGAATCCACCTTCAGCAGCAATTCTGGATTCGGGAACTCCAAGTGAACGATAAAGTTTTTTCTGGAAATATTCAATATCGGAAAGTTCGCCAAGATTTTGTCCACCAGGAAGAGTTGTAATTTCAGTTCCTCTACCACCTTCGCGGCGAGGTAACCAAAAATCTTCCATCATGGACATAAACTTGCGATCATCACGAACTTCGCCAGTGTTTGCGTTATATACCATTTTGTTACGATAACGCATCATAACATCACGGAGATATTGTTCTGCTTTAACCTTAGGCAGGTTGCCGACATCAATATAAAAAATACGACGCTCAGGTGCGCGAGATAATCTATAGATAACCAAAGAATCCTCAATCATACGAAGTTGATTTAAGGACTTAATTGCTTTGTGCAAATAAGAAAGAACTGTTCCTTTATTTCTATCTACCAAACCAGAAGTGCAATATGTAATTGCATCTTTTGCAATTTTAATTGTTTTTTGTTTTCTTGTTCCTGCGATCGGAACATTATTCTGGGTTGATGGAGTATAAACAAAATATTCTTCGATTTCTGGATAATCTTCGTTTGTCAAACTCTCATTAGTTGACCCAGTAATCCTAAGAGGGTTTTGTTTTTTCTTTTCTTGCCTCACAAATTTCATTTTGAGAGGATCGATATATCTAAGTTCTTTAATCCCTTCTTGAGGTTTTTTAAGATCTATAACTTTATGATAATATACTCTACCATCAACATACCAATTTCTAAAAATTTCATGGCACTTTTTATCAAAGTCCATGATTTCTTTCAAATATTTAAATTCTTTTCTAATTGCATTCTTAATTTTATCACTTGCATTTACATTGGAAAGTTCAATTTCTATGGGAGAATCATAGAGGTCACTGACAATTGCTTCATTTACAACATCTTCAATAGCACCATCACATTCTGGATGGAGTGACATTTCTCTATATCTTTTAATTAAATCAGATTCAGTCCGGTATACTCCTTCAATATCAATATACTGACCATAAAAACTACTCTGTAGATAATAATCTGCCCCGTCCTCATTATTTTGAGGAACGGGGGAGACTACAGATTTGGATTTTTTGTCCGCATTTTCAATAGAAAAACCAAAAAGTTTTGTCATTTTATAAGTTTAAACTTCTATATCTAATATTTATTCACTCAAATAATTCTTAATTTTAAGATCAAGAATTATCAGTCCTCAACAGTTTTTCTTTCACCAAATACTCTAGTATTTTTTTGGTCAAGTGCTTCCCACCACTGAACTTGGAATTCTACAGTGAATTCTTCAACTGCATCGGTGGTCTCATATGAAAGATCAATTTGAGAAAGATTAGTTGGGAAAACATCGTAGAATCTATACTTCCTTAAAGTTTCTCCAGCACGATCTAATTGTTTTACATATGCATCAACCATGTAGGAAGAAGGATTGACTAAACCACTTGCATCTTCATGCCTGTTGATGTGATTCATCCATCTTTCAAACCTATCCCTAAGAAGGAAACCGGTGTCATTGATAATAGTAACAGTCCATGTATCAAATGTTCTGTCTCCAGCAACTTTTAAAATTCTTCCTCTGAATGGAATTTCAATTGGACCAATATTGGATGCTGGAAGAGCAGCACCCTTAACCATGAACCTATCAAAATCTTTTGCCCCTTCGGGAAGTGTTAACTGCAGTTGGGAATCAGATGGAAATGCTAACTCAACTTCAAATAGATTTGGTCTTGCGCCTCCACCTGTTAATTTGTTTTTAAACTCTGAGATTGTTCTTAGTGCCATTGTTTTTTTCTCCGTGTGTCGTTAATAAAAAATAAATTAAACACCAACTACTTCTTCAAATGCAACACCAGTTCTGGTGGCAACAAAATTAAGACCAATAAAGTTAATTGATCTTGCTGGTTGGACAAAAATGTCAGCAACAAATTCATTATTATCAACCACTGCTCCAGTATTATTTGTTTCGTCACAAATAACTCTGAAGTCAAAGATTCCTCTTTGAGCTTGAATAGTTCTAAGGAAAGGTTCAATAATATTTACAAAATTCGCTCTTGTGATTTCATCATTAAATTCGAAAAGTTGATCTCTTGCAGCAGCAGAGATTGCATCTTCCATGTAAATAAACAATCTGCGAACATTAATTCTATCAAAGGCAGATGATCTGCTGAGTCCAGTCTTATCACCAAAGAGAATAATTCCTCCTCCGGCATTAACCATAACTGGATTAATTCTATTTGAATAAAGTGTATCTCTTTGCTCTTGGTCTGGATTATATGCTAATTTTACCGCATTTAAAACAGAACCTCTTGCAGTTCCTGCAGGAGAAACCCATGGGAAAGCATTTTCATCATTTCTAGCACAAAGTCCGGCAATATCTCCATTTAATGGAATATATCTGAAGACCTTATTAAATCTATCATACATGTACTTATAACCACTATCAAAAATTGCATAAGATGAAGAAGAGATTGGACCATAGAAATCTAAAATATTGTTAGTAATTTGATCTCCAGAGTACATATTAACACTTTGTCCTGTAGAGGTATCATTTAAGAATGCCCCTCTATATGGAGAAATAAATGCAAGTGTATCTTGTCTAGATTCTGCAACTTCAATTAATTTATTTGCCAGTGCTTGAGCTTCTTCCTTTCCATGATTTGCTGCTCCCATAAGTAAGAAATCTATATTATAGAGTTCTTTATTTTTAAGGATGTCGTAACCGGATGATAAGTCACCAACAGTAACCGTGTATGCACCTGCTACATTATCTGTAGAGTTTCCATCATAATTTTTACCTGCGGATAAAGTTAAATTCTTTGCACCAATAGCACCGTAAATAACTGCAGTTCCATCTGCTTCTAAAACATCTTGATCCCAACCAAAATCACTTACTGCAGTAAATCCAGAACTGAATCCAGTTGCAACTGTACCTGTTGGTTCTCCGCCAGCAAAAATCGTAGATGAATTGTTGTAGAGATATTTTCTCCAGTGAATTGGAGATCCTGCAGAGATAATAGCATCAGAAGCTTTGGAAAGTCCGATGTGTTTCTCTAAGATAGTTCCTTCATTTCCAGTAACTTTACCTTCACCATCAATAACAACAACATGAATCTCATCAAATCTAGATCCTCTTGATCCAGCATAATTGGATGTTTGTGGTCTTGGCGCAATTGCATTCCACTTTTGAGTTGTTCCGCGTGTGTCAACTACATAAGTTTGATTATCAAACCAATCTGTTTGTGCGTTAACATCTCTTAAAGAATTTGTTCCACCGCTAAGGAATGAACCAACCTGCATAAATTCTGCGTCATTCAAACGAAGAATTCCGCCAGCATTTACTTTGGATGTAAGATCGGCAGTAGTTGTAATTCCAATTAAAGTATCATCATTATCAATAGCAGTGCTTAAAGTACCAACGTCTGCATATCTAGTGAAATGTTTTACTGTAGTTTCGTCGGTATGTGTTGCAGCAGATGTTCCAAACTGTCCTCTTACAACGCCA